TCAAGGAGCCTTAGCACGAGATCGTGCAGGCGGTTACTAAATAATAAACCTGCCACTAGAACTACTGGCCTAGTGGAGCGACAATAATACCAGGAGTCAGAGCCATACCCAATCCCCATTGGAGTATGAGGCTGACGAATCAACTAACTGATAGGGAGATGGACTATGTCCAATTACGAGTACGAGGATGACGACGACGATTTCACAAATGATTCGTCTAATGACCTTGTAAAGCAACTACGCAAGGCTTCAAAGCAAAAGGATAAAGAACTACAAGAGCTTCGTGCTCAGTTTGATTCCTTGAGCAAAGGCCAGCGCGAACGAGCAATTAAGGATGTCCTCGCAACTCGCGGGGTAAATAGCAAGATTGCTTCATTTATTCCGCAGGACATTGACCCAACTGAAGAGTCACTGTCTAAATGGCTAGATGATTATGCCGATGTATTCGGCTTTGAATCCGGCCAAACCCAGGCAACACCTAACGTAAATCCAAACGATGCTGCAGCATATAAGCGTATGACTAACTCCGCAGACTCTGGCGCTTCGCCAGAACACAACGGAGATATTATGCAGAAACTTATGAACGCAAACAGCAAAGAAGAACTGGATGAAGTTATTAGGTTGTCTGGACTCTAACATCCGATCCTAAACGAAAGGCTAGACCCAAATGGCTATCCCAACAGGTACCCCTACCTCTAGCTCGACGATCAGCGCACTTGTAACTACAGCATACGATCAGTATGTAAGAATGGCGCTTCGCTCCATTCCAGTTATGCGTTCACTTGCTGACGTCAAGCCGGTACAACAGGCAATGCCAGGATCATCAGTTGTATTCTCAATCTATTCAGATTTAGCACAAGCTACTTCTACATTGACAGAAACATCAGATGTATCTTCCATTGCATTAGGTAACCCTAATACGGTTACAGTAACACTGAACGAATACGGTTCAGCAGTTACAACAACAAAGAAGTTAAACCTAACTTCATTTAACGATGTTGATTCAGCTCTTGCTGACATCATCGCGTACAACGCAGCAGATTCTATTGATAACGTAGTAGGACAGGTCCTCTCAGCAGGAACCAACGTTCTCTACTCAGCAGGACCATCAGGTTCTGCTCCAACAGCATCATCTGGCGTTCTATCAGTAGACACAATTCGCGTTGCAGATATCCGCAATGCTGTTGTAACACTACGTACAAACAAGGCTTTGCCTCGTATGGGCGAACTCTATGCTGCATACCTCCACCCACGTCAGTCAGCCGATCTTCGTGCTGAAACTGGTACAGGCGGATTCCAGGAGCTTACAAAGTACGTAGAGCGTACACCGTTCGTTGCTGGTGCAGTAGGAGTTATCGAAGGCGCTTTCGTAGTTGAGACACCACGTGTCCTCAATGGTCTAAAGCTCGCTGCAGGTATCTCACCTACAGTTGCAATCACCAACGTTGCTTTGACATCTAACGTAGTAACAATTACTACTGCAGTTGCTCACGGTCTTGGCGTAGATCAGATTGTAACAGTTGCCGCTACTACAAACACAGGTGTTAACGGCACATTCACCATCACAGGTGTTACATCAACAACATTTACCTATGCTCTTACAGCAAGCAACATCTCATCTGTTGCTGATACAGGTACTGTTACATTTACCAACAACTACCGTGCGATCATCGCAGGTCGTGAAGCATTGGCTGAAGCACAGGCTGCAGATATCTCAACCGTTATCGGTCCAGAGATTGATGCACTCCGTCGTTTCCGCACAATCGGTTGGTACTACTTCGGAGGCTTCAACCGCCTTCGTGAATCAGCACTCATTCGTATTGAGTCTGCAGCAACAAACGGTTAATCCGTCGGCAGGGGTGGGGTCAAACCCACCTCTGCTACTTATGAAAGGTTGGATATGGCATACACATTAACAACTCCTTACCAGTGGCAAACCTGGGGAGCGGGATATACGGAGTTCACTCCGTACTCACGCCTTGCAGGTCGCCGTCTAAATGGTGGAACTATTGATGGCCCTATCGCACCTAGCCTTACAGATATCCCTCGTGGTCAAACTCTGATTGTTAACGGAACTACAGTCATAGCAACTTTGACTCCTAGCCAAGATGATCTAGCAGCAGCTAGTTATTATTTCCTTGGTGGACACGAGTACGAGATCAGTGACTACCAAGCACAGGTTCTTACTAACGCCGGATACGGAAGTTGGTTGACTCCAGTATGACTTTACATAGAATACAGAAACATCCTGAATATGTAGAAGGATGCTTTGGCTGCAAGATAGGCGCACTAGAACTAAGTGTAGGAGTAGCAAACCACAGAGAACTACCTACTGCCAAGCAGCACGATAAGGAACTACAGTCTTATTACGATGCAACACGTCAAGGAATAGAACCACGTTCTACAAAGAGCAGAGATATAAATGCAGCAGTTCAACTTTCCAACGAGGCTGGTAAGGCTTTCGATGGGATCGCAATGACCTTCAAAGACTAGGGAGAAAATAATGCCAAAAGTAGGAATGAAAGAGTTTTCATACGGACCAAAGGGTATGAAGGCAGCAAAGATGGAAGCCAAAAAGACTGGCAAGAAGATGGTTGTTAAGCCTTCAAAGAAGAAGATGGGAAAGAAGAAGTAATGGAAAACTATAAAGAAGAAGAGATTGCAAAGTACCCAACACCTGATAAGCAGTACGACGGTGCCAAGAAGTATGAGACCTATGAGTCACTACAGACTGGTGCAATGGGAAAGCCTGCTAAGTAATGGCTAAGTCTCCGGCGTGGCAAAGAGCAGAAGGCAAGAACCCAAAGGGTGGCCTTAACGCCAAGGGTCGTGCCTCTGCAAAAGCGCAGGGGATGAACCTCAAACCTCCGGTCAAGAAGGCCGAGGCAGCTAAGTCACCTAAGTCTGCAGGACGGCGCAAGTCATTCTGTGGTCGGATGTGTGGGATGAAGGCAAAGAATACTTCTAGCAAAACTGCTAAAGATCCGAACTCAAGAATAAACAAGTCACTTCGTGCTTGGGATTGTAGTTGCAAATGAAAAAGAAAGTAGCATTTTGGGATAAGAAGAATCCTAAGAAGACATCAAAGAAACTTACGCCAGCGCAGATTAAAACAGCAAAGGCAAAGGCTAAGGCAGCAGGACGACCTTATCCAAACCTAGTAGATAACGCGGCAGCAGCTCGCAAGAAGAAGTAGAGGAGACATAGGTGGCACTAGGAGAATACGGCACAACACTATTGGATGAACTCAATCGTCTAGCCAATGGTGGCACCTATCGAGTACCAGGTGAGATGGTAGGGCAAGCACTTGCTGCAAAGCAGTGGGCTGTTCAGCGTGAAGTAGAAACAAACTTAACAGATACAGTAGGAGTATTAAATGCGATTGCGGGGACTACTAGCGAAAATCGCCTTGATTTTAACGGCGTATGTAACCTCATCGCTGATACTTTTCAACTACCTGCAGCGCAAGCTCTCAGAGCGGTGTCAGAATGAGTGCTAAATTTAACCTAATCTGCGAACAAGCAACCACATTTAATTTTCAATTCTCGATCAACAACGATGCTGTTCCGATTGACCTTAATGGTTACACCGGAACTATGACAGTGCGCCCATTCGTAGGGTCTACTACTACAACAGTGGTGGCTACTACTGAAAATGGTCGTATGGTTATTACTGGTGGCACAGGAACTGTGACAGTCACCCTGTCTGCAGCTCTTACAGAGCCAATCGTTCCTGGTCGCTATTCATATGACTTAGTACTAAACAGTGGATCTACTATCACTAGATACCTTGAAGGTTTATTTATCGTAACGGGGGCTGTAACGCTATGACCACTTTTGTAGTTATCGAATCAATTACCCCGAACCAGTCTTTAGTATTCTCAGCACAGCAAGGCCCACAAGGTGCTATCGGTCCTACTGGACCAACTGGCCCTAATGGTGCTACTGGTTCTACTGGTCCTACAGGTGTCACTGGTTCTACTGGTCCTACAGGTGCCACTGGTCCAACAGGACCAACTGGCGCAACGGGAGACACTGGCCCAACAGGTGTAACTGGTGATACGGGTCCTACGGGCGCTACAGGCGCTACTGGACCAACTGGTGCTGACAGTACCGTTCCAGGTCCTACAGGGGCCACAGGCCCAGCAGGAGCCACTGGACCAGCAGGTGTTACAGGTGACACAGGACCTACGGGACTAACTGGAGCCACAGGTAATACTGGACCAACAGGTGACACAGGTGCTACTGGACCAACAGGAGCAACAGGACCACAAGGTGTCACAGGAGATACTGGACCTACTGGCGTTATTGGAGCCTCTGGCCCAGTCGGTGCTACTGGAGATACAGGACCTACTGGAGTAACAGGTGCAACAGGACCTGCTGGAGCAACTGGGCCAACAGGTGCAACTGGGCCTACTGGGGCAACTGGACCAACTGGACCAACAGGTGCTACTGGCGTTGGCAACATTGCAGGATTTAATGCTCAGACTGGTACTTCTTATACTTTAGTAGCAGGCGATCTCAGTGATATTGTTACTTTGAATAACGCTGCCGCTATTACTCTTACAGTGCCACCATCAGTCTTTAGTGCTAATGACCAGATACACGCAGTCCAGTATGGAGCAGGTCAAGTAACTTTTGCTCAGGGATCAGGTGTAACTATCCTTTCAAATGGAGCAACAACTACTGCTCCCAAGTTGAGAACCAACAAGTCTGCAGCCACCGTGATTTGTACGGCGAGTAACACGTTCTTGATCGTTGGCGACATAGTATAATCTCAAACTATGAGATTCCACGTCATAAGCCTGCCACATACCCAAACAACTAAAGATTACGTCAACTGCGCTTATACCGAAAAGGTAAGGCGCTTTTGTATAATGATGAAGAGTCTAGGCCATACGGTCTATCTCTATGCTGGAGAAGATAACGAAGCACCGGTTGATGAACTCATCACCTGCATCACCAAAGAACAGCAAGATGAAGCACTCGATGGTAAGCACTACACCGAAGCTGCATTTGATAACTCGTTACCGCACTGGCAGATCTTTAATAGCAACGCCATTATCCAACTAGGTAAGCGCTTACAACACAAAGACTTTATCTGTCTTATCGGTGGTGCTTCACAGAAGCCTATCGCAGATGCCTATCCAGAGTATATGAGCGTCGAGTTTGGTGTTGGATACGGTGGAGTCTTTAGCAAGTACAAAGTCTTTGAGTCTTATGCTTGGATGCACAGCATCTATGCAATGTTTAAGAACCCTACGCTAGTAGATGGTAACTTCTATGATGCGGTAATACCTGGTTACTTAGAACCAGAGATGTTCCCGTTGCAAGAGAAGAAGGAAGACTACTACCTATACGTAGGTCGTATGGTAGATCGCAAGGGCATCATTGTTGCCCAGCACGTCTGTAAAGAGCTAGGTCTTAAACTTATCTTAGCCGGTCCTGGTAAACCTAATATTGAATATGGTGAATGGGTAGGACCTGTTGGTCCAGAAGAACGAGCAAAGTTAATGGGCGGTGCTATTGCCCTATTTGCTCCAACGCTTTACATAGAACCTTTTGGAAATGTGGTAATTGAGGCGCAAGCCTGCGGAACTCCAACAATTACTACAGACTGGGGAGCTTTCACAGAGACTAACCCCAATGGAGTAACTGGATACCGTTGCAGAAATGCAATGGAGTTTGCAGTAGCAACAGAGTGGGTCAAGGACTTAGACCCAGTAGCAATACATAAGAGAGCAGTAGCGTTGTATTCACTAGAGGCTATTGCACCACAATACGAGCAATACTTTGCAAGACTGCTGACTCTATGGGGAGATGGCTGGTATGAAAGGAAATAATGCCAACACTTAGCGATATGATAGATGAGGTTCGCTCATCTCTAGCAGGTTATACCCTGCGCCAAGATAGAATAACCTATCTCAATAATGCTATATCATCTACCGATACTGCTATGGTAATTGGCTCAAGCTCTAACCTAGCCAAAGGTATCATCGAAATTGATGATGAACTTATCTGGATTGATAACTTTAGCCAAGCAAGCAGCACGCTTAATGCAGCTCCAGGATTTGGTCGAGGCTACCAGAATACTAATGCCTCACCACACGCACAGTATGCACAGATCACTCTTACTCCAACCTTTCCAAGAGTA